ACATAAAGCCCACCTTCTGTTGTGGATGTTTGGGTTATTTGTAATTTCCTAGACGGATCAGTTGTTCCTATACCAACATTTCCTTCAAAATAATTTTTGTCCCCTTCTACATGTATACCAAATGCATTTGAGCCTTTGGTTCCTTGGTAATCCCCTTTGAATAAATATTGAGTTCCGAAGTTAGGTGTGGAGCCTTCATTATTATCTATAATTGACGACATGCCAATCATTGTGCCATAATCTATGGTAGTAGATTTATCTATTGAAATCTCTCCCTCAACTCCTTTTGTAACACCAACATTAGCATCGCCTCTACTTGTAGATACGGTTACTGAAAAATAACCACCAAAAGCATTATCTACATCTCCTAAATCTTGTATGGAGCTTGTACCATAAACGCCATACATATTTGATACCCCTCCAGAGGTAGAGTTTGCATCATGGGTAGCATTCCCATATACTCCAACTAATTGTGCTGTTTTTCCTCCTGTATAGTTTGATTCAGTGTAAAAATACCCGCCACGAGCAATATCTGAAAAACCATTAAATCTAACATCAGTTTCAACACCATATATTCTATGCTCGTTAGCCGCATCCCCATTAGCAGATGAATCTAGATCTACTTTTAAACCAGCATTTGTTCTATCAGTTGTGGTGTTATCAGCACCACTTAAATCCATGTCGATGAATGCAGCGTGTGTAGCAACATCCGCATCACTTCTTGTGTGTAGAATTCTTAAAGTGTTAGAGTCTGTCGAGGTGGCATCACTTTCAATTTTCAGTTTAGCATTTGGACTAGTTGTCCCTATACCAACGTTGCCATCTTTATCAATCCGCATTCTTTCAGAAAGCACAGTAAAGAAAGCTAATTCTCCAGTATCAACATCTGAACCGTTTTTATAAGCTCTTATCTCTGCTACTCTACCATTAGAAATAGTAGATTGATGGTTTGTGAAAGATAAATAAGCGAAGTCATCAGTATCGTCAGCGTCTGAACTTCCAGACAAAACTAACCCAGCTTGTTGAAGAGTTGTTGAAGACGAAGATCCTGCTGAAATTTCAACCGCAGTTTCTAAGAAACCAAAATCATTAGGCGTTGTTGTTCCTATACCAACGTTGCCGCCGCTTTTTATAGTCAACCTATCCCCACTAGAACCATGCTCTTTGATTGAAAAATCAGAATTAACCCCTGATTCAGTTACTTTAAAAGAATAACCTCTATTTGGATAACTAGCATCCTTAACTCCTAGATATAATCCATCACTGCCGCTATTAGTGAATATGCTAGCTGTGCCAAAAATGCTTTGATTGCCATTAGATCCTACTGTGTATTGATCAATTTGCAGCTTGCTTGCAGGACTTGTTGTTCCTATACCAACGTTACCGTTAGAATTTATAACCATTCTTGTGGTTCCTGTAGCACTACCGATAGTAGAACCAGTCTGGAACCTCATATTTGAGCCAGAATTGTATATTGAAACACCTTGACCAGCAGTTGCATTACTAAAGAACAAACGACTTGAAATAGTTGAGGCCGCAGTATCTTGAGATAAATTAATACCATCCGCTCCAGTAGTTGAAACATCTAATCTGGCAACTGGACTCGTTGTTCCTATACCAACGTTACCAGCTTCGGTCCTATACCAACGTTACCAGCGTTAAACCAACTGTCTCCTTGGGCGCTTAACCTAATATCCTCGTTATTAGAAGCGTCTAAGATAGATATCTTTCTGAACCTACCCCATCTAAAGAATGATTAATTTTGACAACGCCATTTGAGTTTGAAAATGAGCTATATCTACACTTGTAGTTGCCAGTCGCAACCACTTCTAACTTAGGTGCTAGGACTCGTTGTTCCTATACCAACGTTACCCATTGTTTTTAAAAGTAACTCTATCTGCATTATTTACTATATCCTTTATTACAAGTGCATCATAAGTGGCATGTTGGTATAATAAAGTTTTTGTAGTGCCAGAAGCATTTTCAAAAAACAAACCATTATAATCACCACCGCTTATTTTTATGTCACCACTAACTTCAAGTTTTTTGTCTGGACTAGTTGTTCCTATACCAACTCTCGCATTAGGCGTATCAACACGCATAACAACAGATGCGTCTTGATGTCTAAAGTCAATAGATGAACCGCTATATGTCTGAACAATATCTGTATAAGATACTCCTGTAGTTATTGTGTTTCCTACTACGTGTAGTTTTTGTGATGGACTAGCTGTTCCTATACCAACGTTACCGTCAGAATCAATACGCACTCTCTCTGTGCTTTGAGTTCCAAAAATAATACTTTTACCAGAGACACTATTTCTTAAAACTAAATCCCCCTCCGTATCTCCGCTTATTAATTTATTAGAACCAAGAGCAAAACCTATTTGTCCCAGATTTGTTCCAACATCGGAATAATTCAATGCTATATCAGTTTCTGAAGATGTAGCTCCTAAATCTAATTTTTTAAACGGACTTGTTGTTCCTATACCAACCTTGCCGTCTTGAAGCATTGTTATTACATCAACAGGGCTTCCAAAATTTTCAGATTTAAATTTTAATTTATTGTCATTCCCATTTCCTGTTCCCTCATAGAACATTCTCCAACCATAACCAGAACCATTACCTCTGTTACCTATGTATATTGCAGCGTTTGCACTAGCTAAATCATCACCGCCAATATATAAATAGTCTTCTGTTTGAGGAAACGCATTGACCCCCGCTGTAATCATTTGTTTTCCTACAAGCTCTAATTCAGCACTTGGACTTGTTGTCCCTATGCCAACACTGTCCCCGCTAACCACCAAAGCATTTTTTCCATACTCACCCATTGTGATCTTGTCGTATGTAGAAGTGGATTCCACTTCTACGATAGGAAGACCAGCGGCATCGTTGACTGAGAAGACGGTTCCGGTGACTTCATCAGTCACCCCGAATAAACGGCCATTTAAACCGTCTACATGAAAAATATCTGATATCCCTGTGTCATTGTTGGAGACCTCAAGAGACCCACTAACAGTTGAGGCACCTATCGTTATTCCACTAGCAGAAGTATTGCCTTGAGATAGAACTTCATTAAGAGTCTGATCGTCAGTTTCAGAAGTCAAGTAGTTTTGAGAGGAGACCCACGACTGAGTGGCTACTGTATTACCCCCCATCGTTATGCCTTGTGCTACAGTAAGGTCTCCTGTTTTTACATCTACTCCCCCTACGAAATCTATAAATAGCGTATCTGATGCATCAGGTATTTTTGACCTGTTTTGATTATCCGATAAATAAATATAGCCATCTAAAGGAGTAGACCCAGTTATATAAGACCCAAATATCTGCACAGACTCTGCGCTATCTATGTAATTGTTAACGCCCCCACCTATAACACTATTGGGAGAAGCTTCTAGCACGTTACCTGTACCTCCACCGATAAAACTGTTTCTAGAGTCTTTGTATATGTAGTTACTTATTCCTCCTACTATACTAGAGTAACTAGAACCTGTGATCTGGTTTCCAGAACCTGCTCCTATAAAATCAAAGTCAGCTGCATAAGTTCCGACCCCAGATATTGTATTCTGTGTTCCTGCTATAATAGCATCATAATCACCATGCACAGTGTTAGCTGTACCCAATAGAATTGCAGAAGCATAGGAGCCTATAGTGTTACCTTCTATAGATGCTTCTTCTGAAGCTCCTGAAACGTTAAATAGGAATTTATCCGCTTGGAACAATAAAGAGCTTTCGCTACTGGTGTGAGACGCTACTATTTTAGCATTTTCAGATGAATCCTCAGGGTTGAAGAAAACTATAGAGGAATCTGGGTTGTTTATGGTAAAACCACCTTTGAAAGTTACATTTCTGTCAGTTTCCGCTCCATTCGTAGTGACATCTTGTAAGTTTAAATTTCCAACTCCTGAAGAAGGTGTAAAACCTAAGGCTCCTGTCACATCGCCGCTAGATATCTCAGTTAAATAATTTGTATTGGGTTTCTCTGCATACTCAAACTTAAAAGGGCCAACTGTCCACTGATCACCCAGACCAATTGTACTGTATGGTTTTATTGTTAGGTATAGATCACTACCTGTGAACTGAGGTATATTCTCCTCATACAAAAACACGCTTTGGTTCTTGTTCTGAAATAAGGTTTTTGTAGCTGCGAGATGGTCCGCTGATAAAGGGTTGTCGTTAAAGTAACCCACCGTAGAAGCCCAGTATATATCAACATGATCGAAGTTAGTATACTCTGGGCTGTTAAAGAAATCAAAATCGACTTTTAATTGCCCAGAAATCCCAGACAATGCTTGGGTAGATGCAGAACCATAAGAAGAGGTGAACTTGTGTCCAGTAGCTGTATCTGTGACAGTAACAGATGAAACTCTTGGTCTATTACCATAAAAATAAAACTCACTAGTAGTAACATTATCATCCCTATCTTTGATCTCAGTTTTTATACCAAAATGTGGGGCATAGAAACCAAAGATATCTATGTTGTTCTGCTCAGTAAAGGTAAAACTGGACTGCTTGTAACCAGATTGGTAATCAGCATAGGCTACTGTGCCGTCTGGCTCTAGTATACTTATATTCGCTTCTGTAAGAAACGCACTTTTCAGAAAGTCTCTGGCGTCCGTTACCTCTTGACCATCCCTATCTTGAATCCGAAGGTTTAATGTCAAGTCTCTATAATTATGGATACCGCTTCCACTAGAAGTTTGAGTAACATCTGTAGTGTTCCCACTATATACAGAGTCAAACTCAAATATCCCGGTGTTTAATTCTGAAGAAGAAGGCGTATATGTATAAAAGTTATCCATGTTATGAGAATGTAATATTAGTTACAACTGGTCGGTCTAAAACTGAAAGGTTATCGTAAAGAAAGAATGATGTTATGGTGCTATAGTCAGAATCAAAGAACTTGCTTGTGTTGTTTGTATTATCTCCTATAGTTTTAACATTTAAAGTAAACTTCCCGATAACTCCTATGTTATCGAATTTAACTGAGTTTGTGTTCTGTGTTATAGAAGATTCTGATACTGAGCCGTTTGCATAATTTAATATAGCATTGTACCCATTATTGTTTGTCACTTGGTCCCAATCACCGCTAATAAAGAAAGTATTAGCGTTCGTCCCTAAGCCTGTTGTCAAGGATAAATTTTGAGGAGAAGACAGAGTGTCATATGTAACATCACCAACTTGGGTTTGCACTTGGTAAGCGTAAGTGTTCTCCTTTGGCTCGAAAGAAATATTGTTTTCTATCAATTCGTACTTCCCTGTATCAAATTTTGAAGCTGACACTAGGTAGTCATTGGGGTTATCTTCTTTTATAGAATCTATTTTGTACAGAAAGTCAGAAGCTTCTTTGATTTCAAAACGATAGGGACTTCCTAATTTTATATGCTGTAGATAGTCAGGTAGATCCACCCCACTGACATAAGACCCTATCTCATTAGCTACATTCCCGACCAATCCTGTAACTTGAAGTGTCACGATCTGAGGATTGGAACCTATGGTAATGTCTGACACAGATACCCCATTAGTCGAATTATCCACGCCAGAGAATATATCTTTCCCACTTATATTCCCAACACTCAAAGAAGGGTTATAAAAATATAGTTTTGAATGTGAATTGTTATTTAATGTGAACAAAGAGTAGTTTCGTTCTACATCCGTGGAGCCATTCACTATCCTACTGTAAAAATCATATTCATTTTTTGAAGCCGTAGTGGTTAAATCTGTCTCATGGGCTAACAGGGACCCTGATGCGAATATCCACTTCCCTAGGGGGTCTGGACCGTCTAAGTCATCGACATGATAATAGATCTTTTTATTTTCAGTACCTGTGTACACAGGGTAATCTACAAATATATACTCATCGTCGTCTGCACTATCACAAACACTTTGTGAGTAAGCACTTAAATAGCCAGAAAAGTTGTAAAAACCAGTGTAATCACTTAGTCCGGGTATAGCACCGTCCCCTGTTATAGAAAAAACATCCTTTATCCTCTCCCCGTCATTGCTTGCCAAATTTGAAAGTTCTTGAGTTGTACTATCACCTGTCGGGATATAAACAGTCAATAAACCTGTCTGTATAGAACTATCAATCGGGCTACTCAACCTTAAGTATTCACTGCTTGAGTCCACACTGAGTACTTTTCCAAAGTTAGTTTTATTACTTTTTAATTCATCCTCCACTATGATTAAATCTCCGGGTTGGCAAAGCAAAGCTTCTAACCCTGTATTGAATGCAACTTTTTGATTCTCCTTCACGGTCCTGTAGACAAGATGCTGACCTATTCTCCTAGCCATAGCTTTAGAGGTGACACCCAAGGCGTCTATTCTATTTTTAAAAACACCTCTGTTACGTATATCTTCAGCATCTTCTACTACCTCAATCTTTGGGACAAAATCCTCAAACCTATCCAAATAGCCAACCTCGACAGTGTTAAACTGCTGATCCCTTCTTAAGTTTGCGTAGTTAAACAATCCGTCTTTTACATTTATATTGTTGAATAACGCTATAGGCTCTTTAACCCTTTCGTCAGCAAAAGAAACTTCTGCGCTTCTAAAAAAAGTTTTACCTCTGAACAAACTAGATATTGTTTGCACCGCATCATAAATTTTCTCATTATTATTAAATAATATATTGCAAGAAAACCTAGGTTCTAAGCCACCCCTACCGTCTGGTACACCAACAAAATTTCCATTGTCATCCACAGCATCGCAAAACCTACCTATCTTATACAATTCCCACTTGTTCACTTCGTCCTCTGAAATATGCTGACCAAACCCATACCTAGGGTTTGTTAAAAGGTCAAAGACTATCCAAGCTGGGTTATCGGTCCACCCCTCTACAAAAGTTCCATTCCAATCACCATCATAAACCAACTTATCATTTTGACTCAAACTGTCTAATTCAGTCTTTTTATCGTGATACCTCTTATCTGTTTTTAAAGAGTCGTCTCTTGTCGGGTGGTAATTGCTGGGGATCAACACCCTTTTCAACCTAGCATCAAACCTTCTTTCCGGTATGCTAGAAAACTGTCTTGAGTCCAACTTAGTGCCTATTATAGCGGAGTAAGGGTAGCGCAAATTACATTTTAATATTTCCGTCACCTTATAAAGGGAAACATCTTTGCTTATTAATATGGAAAATGTTTCAGTAGATAACTTGGTTACTCTTATGTATCTTTTCTCAGACACGCTTTCTATACTGTCTGTCGTGTTAACCTGTTTTACAGGTGGAAGTTTAAATGGTTCTGAGACTGGGTTCTCTGTACTACCCCCGTCAACTAATTGCAAATACTCAAAGTCTGAATATTGACCTGTCGAGTGAGCATTCCCAATGTCTATTAAGGTGGTCCCTTCTATAACAGCAGCCATTCTGTACCTTCTAGTATCTTTAGGTACTTCTGTGCCATCTGTTTTTATCATCCCGACTTCAATCTCAAAATTTACAACTGCTGGTATTTTATCTCCAGCTTTTATAGCTTTATCACTTTCAGGATTTCTATCTCTTTCGTTAGTGTCAAATAGAGCATCAACCTGTAATGTTATAAAAACCTCTTCTACATTAGGGTTGTAGATCACATGAGTAACAGAAACTGCTTCTTCGTCTAAGTTATTGGCTGAATTAGTTGAATTCCAATCTGTAAAACTTCTATTTGCAGTGCCTTTTCCGTCCCTTAGGTTGTCATTGCTACCTTCTGAGTCTGGCAGTAGATCACCGTCAGAATCAGAAGTATAAAACATGAAATCTGCATCATCTTTTTTTAAATCCTCTGGCTTATCTCCAGACTGAACCCTCAACCTTTGCACCTCCCCATTGAGTCGGTAAGGGCCATAAAGCCTTTCGTTTATATTTTTATCAATAAAAACTTCGTTAAAATAACGAAATGGTAATTGTGATGATTCACCAAGCCTCTCTTCAACTAAGACGTTAGAATAGTTGTACTTCACAGTAGAGTTCTGGTCAAGAATGTCAGTTGGGTTTTCGAAAAGTTTAAAACCGTTCAAGTTTTTAAAGAAATCCATTGCAGACTCACCGACTTGGATAGCTTTATTCTTGTGAGATTTTGGTAAATCGTCAGATTCAGTGTCGTCTGTCAATACAACATAAATACCTATAACACTTCCATTCGTTACACCGCCAGAATCTAAAACAGGGATAAGTAAGTTGACCACTCTATTTCTTGTAGCCAGTGGACTCTCTGAAGTGGTAGAACTTACAGGCTGAATTGAAACGCTAGATTGGGTTATTGTCCTGCTGCTTTGAATTGAGAAGTCGTCTGAAAAGAGAACTATAGCCCCACCTTTGTCGTAACTTCTTAATTTTCCAAAAATCCTTTTAAGGAAATAAAGTTCCCTATTAGATTCTGAAGCTTGCGACTGCCAATTCTGGCCAAAGTTGATCCTCATAGCCCTATCTATGGATACTCTCATCGGGTGACCCTCTGGATAGTTTGTTACATCGTCCCAGATATCCAACAAATCTGACAACAGCTTTCTACTGTTTGTATCTGCAAAGGTTTTTAAGGCTTGGCTTCTTGCATTTTGAACTTCACCCACACTTGAAAAACTAGTTTCGCCAAACTGGAAAGCCCTATGATTAACAACCTCACCTTCTTTCTCAGACCTGATAGGTCTAGAGGCGAAAACCAATGCTATATCATTGTTAGCATCAGAAGATACGTGTATTTGTGTATAGCCATTTGTCACCAATACACCTTTACCTGTTATTGCAGAAGTGAATTGAGATGTGGACAAATACCTGAAAGTACTCAAACCTTGGACAACATTATACAACCTTTGTACAGGCTTTTTGTTACTGTAATCGGATGCGTGGTGCAAAAATACACCTTTCCTCCCTCTTTCATTTTCTATGGTGTTAAAGAAGGATTTACTAGCTAGCGCTGCAGTCGTATCAAAGATTTCAGATCCACCACTTGATATTTTTTTGAAATCGGAATCAATGTCTGCATCCAACACTTTAGAATTGTTGGAAACCTGAACTGGTGTTCCGTTTAAGTAGACACCCTGTGATAAGTTCTGGGGGTCAAGCAGGGAGCCTTCTTTATTCACCAACCCCTCAATAGGCCCGTCTGATATAAGATCTAGGTTCTCCACATAACTAAAAGAAGAAGCAAATTGGAAATCCCCAATAGCAGGTGGCCTTAAAGTCGCTGGTTTAACTTTGGGTTTACTACCGAACAAACCACCTCTTAGATTTATTTTTTTTTCTAGATGTTTCATTATGCAGTGTCCACCTTATTAGATTTTACTTCAGCCTCAGGTGAATCAATAATGGTTAATTGATTCGATGTCATAACCTTGGACGACTCTATGGATTGTGGGAAGGATTTTACAGAGCTTTGCACTATCTGAGAGCCCACCTTCAACCTGCCGTAACCTATAGGTATTGGGCTACCTTGGCTCGCTATGTTTGCATTCCCCCCTTGAAAAAGTAAGGAGCCTTTGGTGCTTCCCACTGTCGCCTCCCCACCATCCAATGTCCCGGGGTCCATTAGAGCGTAACTTATAACTACTTGAGCCACCGCAACAAGTATAGCTTCTAAAACTGTTAACCCAGAACCGACTATCACAGGGACTAAATCTATCTGCTTAGGGTTCTTGCTATTCAAGAATGACTCCTTGTTCATCCTTTTTCGGTCCACCAGAATATCGTAAATAAACCCCTCCTTCTGCAGATCCACCACTCTTCTCCTGAACCCAGAACGATTGCAATCTATAGCTTTTATAACATCTCTTGGCTTGGAGATCTCCATATTGAAGATTTCTCCATACTCCTTAGCCAGTATACCATGTAGTTTAATTTTGGTCATTGCAATCCTTTACCCTGTTAAGTATACTTACATCTAAATCCATGTTTTTAGGCTCATAAATATGAATTTTTTTAGTTTCTAGGCTGTAAATCAAAAAAGGGTCGCAACAACTCTCTGCCATTTTAATGTCGAACTTAGAAGGTTGCTCACTACCCTCTGTATGGCTATGGTAAACAGCCACCATTTCACACTTATCCTTGAACAATAGGTAGTCAATAGGATCTATCATAAAGTATTTAGAAGGATCTTCTGATATGTTATCTTGTTGACTAACGACATACTTATCTGAAGACCTATCGTAACCCAAAAAACCACAAATCTCTATATATTCGTTAGATTCGCATATTTTTTTTATAGTTTCTAAAGCTTGTTTTTCATTCATTGTTGGGAAGGTCTTGGGTTGTAGTCGTATCCATCTGTCCCCGGAAACCCTCCGAAAGGCAAAAAGAAGTATTCTTGGGTGCTTTCTACAAAGTCTGTAGTTTCGTTAATATAACTAACTGTTTCAAAGTTGTCAGCTCTTAAATCCCCATAACCAGTGAGATGAAGATTGTGAGAAGAGCTGTCTAAAAGTCCGGTTTCTGAACCTAAAGCTCCTGTATTCATATCATACCAAGCTACTAAACCACCTGCACCAGCTTCCCCAGTTAATGTAGCTAACTCCCCAGTACACTGAGAATACTCCAGAGGCATAAACACATCTTTGAATGGAGCATCCCTAGACACATTTGTCTTTCTTAATTTTGTAAGCTCATCAGTTGTTAAAGCCCGATCCCAAACACAAACTTGAGCGATATCACCCATAAAAGACACATTGTGACGAGGCGCTGTCCCAATTTGTTGAAGCTCAAACAAAGAAAAGAAATCTGGCGTATTGTCAGATGTGCTTATAACACCTTGGGCTTTTTGTTTTACAGTGTCATTCCAAGAGTGAATCAACTGCTCTTTATTCCAAACAATGGAAGCAAAACCAAAGACGTTTTCTTTTCGAGTTTCTTCTCCAAAAGATTCACTCAAGACGTTCTTTACACCCTTTTGGTAGTAGTATAAAGGTGAAGTCTTTTTTGTTGTGTTCTGGACCCTATTGATTTGACCATCGTGACTAGAAGAGAATATGGTCTTTATTGAGTCCTGCGATTTTGTATTTCTCAACCAAAAGGTTATGCTGAAAGCTTTTGCGTTTGAGTTTTGAAAGGTCAAAACTGAATTAGCACTAGTAAATAAACTAGCTGCACTAGCAAACTGAATACCGACAGGACTTGACTCTGACCTCTCTTTAAATGAGACATATTTCAAATTTTGTGATGCCGCACCGATAAACTTTTGGTAAGTTTTTGTCTCACTAAACCTTCTTTTACAAGACTGTATGCTTTTACTGCAATTATCCTGTTGCCAATAACTAGGATTCCCTTCTGGGAACTGTGGGTTTGTTGAGCTATGAGCTTGAACACACACATACCAAGTCCTAAAGTAGATTGGCAGTCCGTTCTTATCCCTATCTATTATTAATTTTTTGTTTTCAATGTAACAGGCTGTAAGCTTATTATCATCACCATTACGTGCCACAAAATACTGATTGTTTGCGTTGTATTCAAAACGAGAAGTGTTGAAATCGTCTTGTAGATCAACAGGAACAATATTGCCATTTGGGTCTTTGAAGGGTTCCGCAGTTGCTGTTTCTATAGGCTTACCTTGGTATCCGCAGCCTAACCCCCTATACTGCCAATAGCAATACTTGGCGTTTACAGTCCTTTGGTTTACATCAAAATTGTCTAGATCTGTTGGTAAATTTAACTCAAACTCCACATAATTGAAGTTTTCTAGTACTTTTTGACCAATTAAATACTTCTCTTCTGTTATCTCTGCATTTCCATCTGCAACACCAAAAGGGTTACCGCCATCAAAATTCGCATCATCTAAGTGTTTTACGAAGACCTTCTTTCTGTATATTACGGCATTTTTGAGGTCTGAGTACTGCTGCAACAATACAGTAATTATCTTATCTGTGTTGGCTATTCTTATCTTAGGTCTAGGTAAAGTACCATCCCCAAATATTCCGAAACCTTCTGTGTCTACGGACAAAGGCATGTATTGCAACCCATTCCAGACTACAGGATTCTTGAATACAGAACCCGGATGGAAAGTATAAAACTTACTAGGTTCGTTTTTAAAATCAGGGTATAACAAGAAAAGCTCTAGAACCGCTGTCGGTTGTAGATCCAATAAACTTTTTGCTGCCTTATTCCTTCCTTCAGATGCCATGCTTTAATTTACACTTATTCTCACACTATAATAAAAATAAATAAGGATTACTCTAAAAAATCGTTGACAAATAGGCGATTGTTGTGATTATCATAATAAATAATGCAAACAAGTTTCAAAGTCATAGGAACAAGCTCTTTGAGTAGCAGGTTACAAGAAAAGGTAGCAAAATGCGAAGATTTCAAATTTACGTCAAGCACCCCATCAGTACAAGCTCTAGATATTAATGGAGAAATATATCTATTAGACACTAAGTCTGTACATTTTACAGGTAGCAAAGCTCTAGTACATGGGTTGATTTCAGATGACAAATCATTTGTAGCCAAAGTAACACTAGAATTTAAACAATAAGATGAACCAAGAATTGGTAAGATACAGGGTTTATGACAAAAAAGGTCATTACCACCACTCGTACATTTCAGAAGATGATGCTATTACCTGTGCTAAACACGTAATGGGTTCCGTTAAAATCATAGAAAGCGATTCAGAAAAAGAAGTTTTCGTTGTAAGTAAGAAAAAGAAATGATCTCTATAATAAAAGCATTAACCCAAAGCCTTAGACTTTACCTTGAGTTGAGGAACAGGTTGGCGTTTTTTGAGATAAAAAACAACCACAGAAGGATAAAAAATGAACTCATTAATGAAATTGAAGAACTACGGGCTGCTGGCGATAGTAACTCCTCTGATAGGGCTGACCTCTTGCGAAAGCGGCTCAAGTCCGAAAACGACGACTTTGAACATATATCAACCGTCTTCATTAAAGCTCAAGGCGGGGACTCCAGTTCAGACTCAGGAGGGGATATACACTCCTCCGACTGATGAAATTTGGCACTCTGATGCCCGATATAGAAAACTAGAAAGAGAACTTTTCGATTGAATAAAAACGGCATCCATTACGGGTGCCGTTTTTTATTACCTAAAAGCAATATAATAGGGATTGCGCTAAAAAGAACGAAATTAATTTCTGGAATTGCAGTCCCCGTAGTTCCATTAAACTTCAAAATAGAAGGATCTTGGGAAAAGGACACCCCGTTTAAGTAGATATCATTCCCTTGTTCCGAAAACTCCTGTATTGAATTTAAAGTGAGTTTGGCATTTGGAGACAAATTGACAATAGACCTTTCTGTTTGGCTGTTTATTGAGTCCCCAGCCCCTCGGAGCGTCAAGCTGCTAGTCGAATCTACATTTATCTTTAATCCGATTGCAGAAAACATAGCGTCCATACTTGATCCTTCAGTTATATTCAGGGTAGAGTAAACATCATCATCATCATTTACTCCAGTAAAACCATTGTTGTTTTGAAAAGTAAAATCCGTAGATTTCAATGTCACCGAAAAACCATCACCGATTTCGATATTTGAATAAGAGGGGCTATCTTCAAGTATCAAAGGCGTCTGTAATAGTTAATATGTTGGCGATAGGGGAATCCCTATCTAGTTCCAGAGAGTCTGATTGTGAAAAATCCCAATTTGGAGCGTCATAAAAATCATAAATTTCTTCTTCATCTGCGTCCCAAGTGATAACCATATCTAACTTCTTATCTTTACTTTCAACTATATCTACAACCTCCTCATTGCTAATCTGGATAGGCCTTTGGATATTGACCACAGGGTTGATGTTAGGGTTTTCTGTAGGGTTTACTAGGAATACATTTCCTTCTACAGAGGTAATAACAGCAGATTTAGCTACGGGAATAATTAAGAGTAAAGTTATGAGTGTGCGCTTCATTTCTTCTTTTTCAGTATAAAGTTTTTAAGTTTAGTTAGATTCCCCGTCAACTTACCCAACAACCTACCCAGCTTACTATCTTCAGGTACAATATAAGAAAGCGTCCCCAATAAACCCAAGATAGAAATAATAAACTCAGGCATTGACCCCATGTAAGGAGCAAGTATTTTTTCAAATAAATCTTCCATAATAACTATTTTCTTATCATGTTAGGGAGTTTAATCACATCAGGGACTTGAGTGACTTGATCATCTTCTTCTAGTTCGAATGTTTCTTCTGAATTCTCAAAATCTGTTTTTTTCTCTTCGCCCTCTTCAGACTGTTCTTCAGGATCCCTCTTTTTCTTCAGGCTCACCCTCTTCAGATTCTTCCTCCACTTCTTCTTGCTCTTCCTCTTCCTCCTCTTGCTCCTCCTCTTCTTCTTCCTCTTCAGATTCCTCTTCTTCTTCGGACTCCTCTTCTTCTTCCCTTCTCCTTCTCCTTCTTCTCCTTCCTTCTTCTTCTTCGGACTCTTCTTCCGACTCTTCTTCCGACCCCTCTTCTTCTTGCTCTTCTCCAGACTCCTCTTCGGATTCTTCTGTTTCTTCTTCAGTTTCTACAGAATCCTCTTCTTTAACAGCTTCTTCTTCGCCTTCTTCATTATTTTCTTCTGTAGGCTCACCCTCATCTCCTTCGGCCTCGTCAGACGCTTCGCCTTCCCCCTCTTCACCAACAGACCCTTCATCTTCTCCTTCATCTTCTCCTTCTTCTCCCCCTTCGTAACCTTCTTCAGATGTACCAATGACATCTCCATAACCTTTTTCGGCATATTCTACAATCGCCTCGGTAACGCCACCAAAAGGCTGAAACCCAATTGTTGTCTCAGTAAAATCATTTAAATTAGAGAAAACTTTATGTTCTTGCTCTGCTACAACAGCTATTTCAGTACCTTTTTCTTTTGTTGTTTTAGCTTGGAAGTAAGCTCCACTACCTATGGACATAGTTCCAGCAACCCCAATTGTCCCTACTTTTTGAACCGTCTCTTGTACAAAAGCACTTAAACCAGTAGCGGCACTTGCTGTTTGGGTTGTTGCTCCAGCAGGCAGCTGCAGCAACCGTGCCTTTTGCGGCTTTGTCTAGGATATCTTTATTCTTCTCAGCTATTTCACTGAGTTTATCCATAGTGGAGGTCTCAGGAGTTTCAGATTTTACTTCCGTCTTTTTTAACTCAGGCTCTTCGCTAGTCTTTTCACTAGTCTCTTCTGCAAAATCTTCCGTCTGCTCCTCTTCTATAGACTCTGCCCCACACTCAGAACACACACAGCTCTTTTCTTGCTCTTCTTTCAACTGCTGAAGCAAGGCCCATGCAGTTTCTCTTGCATGGCGGTCCAGATCAGATATAATCTCACTATCTGCTGGATTACAATATTTTTTTGCAAAAGCTATCGCCTCCGCAATTTTTTTGCGATTTTCCCCGTCCATGTCCATATTAACTTACACATTAATTTGTTTTTAAGTGTAATATATTTTACATGGATTTTAAAAATATAATCGGGGAATTTTTTAATGGTGGTTGGTTGATACCCCTGATCGGAGCATCAGGAATGGTAGCTAGAATGCTGACTTACAAAGGGAAATACTCATTAAAAACATTCATTAGAAATGTAATTGCTGCAGCAATATTATCCGGTATACTCTGGTTTGTACTTCAAGACGCCCCTATAAGCGACTTTATAAAAGCAGTATCTTATGGAGTTATAGGGGTTGTGGCCCCAGAAATCATAAATGGGATTATTGCACTAGCTAAAAAATTTGAGAAGAACCCAGATAAATTTATTAAAAAATAATATTTAATCCTCGGAAACCCTAAACATTTGGAAGTGCGGTGTAGAACCTTGTTGGTATTTGTTTTTGAATATACACACGGGGATCTTCTTCCCTTCAAACTCTACGACCCCCGAAAGAAAATGATTATCCCCTTTTGTCTTAACCCAAAAAGCGCCCATTTTATTTTTCGCCCAACGACTTAAAGAATTCTTCTGTGGTTTTAAGAAACTCTTCTCTAGCTGGACCTGAGAGACTTTTATATTGTTTTTTGAATCTCCTATAATTTCTCCTTGATATTTCATCATCTGTGTTTAGTATTAGTTTTCTGATTTGTTTGGATTTTTTATTGTTCATAATTTAGCTATGTAAGTTTCGCTATCCTTTAAGAAGCCGAGTTTATTGTAGAGGCTCTTGACTTTACCTTTATTAGGTGATTTTTCGGAGCAACCCATCTGTATGAACTCAAACCCATTGTCTCTAGCAAATTTTATTGCTGTAGCCAGAAGCTTGTAACCTGCTCTAGGGTTGGAAGATAACCAAATGTATTCAGAAAACATCTCTACCCCATGTCTAGGGTCTTTATTCTTCAAGAAAATTATAGCCGCATCATAACTACCTGAACTGTTTATGTTAGCCCATACAAAAACTTTAGAGGTTAGAACCCGACTGTGGCCAAAAGCCTTCTTTATAGAATCCACTCCATTCGGCAACAGGTAATGATAGTTTTTATCTTCACCCTCTAAATCAAGAGCTTTAGTCAGGTCATCCACAGCCTGACAAAAGTCCTCACCGCTAGCTAACCTTTTTATCACTTTGCTATGACTGCAATAAGCTTCCTAACCTCTTTCACAGGAATGTCGTTAAAGGAACCCCAATCTTTTACGTCCTCGTTAACATACTTTTCTTCTTTCCAAAGAAGCCGTAGCAAATCTTTGAACCCGTCGAAATTGGTCACCTCATGCTTATCCCTGAGATATTTCTCCAGTAAACCCTTGGGTGTTGTGGTCGCTGCTGAGACAGTAAAGCTTGGGTCGCTTGAGCTTTGTGAAAGCTTAGACCCTTTAGACTTATCTATCTCGTCAGCACCAACGATATGAATGTTAAGGAAGTTCCTCACACACCTAACAAAAGCCCTGTTACATGCGATGGTCTCAAGGAATTTAGACGCAAAAGAGTCTGTATTATCTAGACTTGCATTCGCCACGTCTGTGTAGGTTGTAGCACATGACTCATAGTTCCCATCCCATTCAATTGTACATTTGGCTGTCACATAACCATCTGAAATATTATCTACTTCAAAGTCCACAGAGCTGTAACCTCTCATCTTGGCCAATTCTTTTATACCACCAAGCATAATCAATAACTGGTTATCTCTCAAACCTTCTACAGAGTCAGGGACAGGTTTATTCCTAGTTGTGAACCAATCTCTATTAGGGTAAAGAAAATCAGACTTTATCATAGACCTCCAGTCAATAGAACCATCTTCATTGAACACATAATCTTGGTTCTTCAGCAAACCGTGGTTGTCTCTCTGGTAAATATCCGGTCCAAAAACCTTCTTCGTAGCAGCCTTCTTAGCTACTTTTTTCGCTGTTTTCTTTTTGCTCATAAATGTAAAAATGGTCTAGTTCGTCCCAATATTCTGGAGTATCCAATACATTGTTGTCGTTGTCAAGACCCTTTTTGTAATGAGCATAGCTAAAATATTTTTTATCTGCCTCAAGAATGTATTTATTAGTCGAAAACTTACAAGAGTCAGGCAGATCCATTCTCTCAACCCCTTTGTATCTGGGGTGTACATCGATATCAAAGTACCTATTTCTCAAAACTCCTAGATCTGAATCTTTCTCAGACAAAAGAATAATTTTTATTTTCCAGCTGGCCAAGACATCAAAGTACTTTTTAGGTATTTTGTCTGTCTCAGCATCTAAAGCGAACATCAACATCTTTACATTGTGCTTTATCCTCTTCAAGACACTCAACTGAATCAACCCTTCTGATATAACCGTGACTTTGTGATTTTCACAATAATACATAAAAGCCTCCTCTTCAAAACCATAATCAGCCCTTAGATACACTTCTTTTGGCAGACCTGTTATTATTTCAGTAGGAACAACCTCTATGATAGGTTGATTGTAGTGTTTACCTATGTGGAAAGTCTCTATATCGACTTTCTTTTCATGCCCTAGCAACTTAAGAATTGAATTGGCCACCTCTTCCGGTTTAATTTTGTTTATATTATCCTTCGGATCATGGTTTGAATAGCATGGCCTAGAGTCCCAATCAGGCTCTAAACAAATAGAATCCTGTCTATTGCTCCAAAATGGTTTGGTGACATTAGCGTAACTATTCCCAAATATACTGACTGTTTTTACTCCTATAGAACTGGCGTATTGAGCTAGGTAGTTGTCTGGCCCTATGTATAGCATCGATTTAGAAACTAAATATGCGTTATTTTTGAAGTTGCATGAAACATGTTTATTAACCCCTCTTAAAGGCTTGTCGCCACCTAACTGAACCACCTTTATGCCCCTTTCTTCTAGAAAGGAGGATAGAAACCCCAACACTATTGTATAACTCTTGTAGGTTTTTGACGCCGTCGAAGAGTCTCCACTAATCACTATGTAGTTATTAAACTCTATGGGGAAAAAATGCTGGTTGACAATAGGCTTCCCTATTTTAACCCCTAGGTTCTTTGCGTATTCTTCTACTAGATGAGACATTACTTTAATGAAAACTGATTTTTACTCAAACCATTGTGTATATAGCATGGATTTTTTTGTGTCGTCACGCTAGGGTAAAATACCATTTCGAACATACCCCTTTCTCCCCCTCTCCCCTCCAAGAAAAATGTATTATCAAGCTCTTTTTTGTATGGCAGAATCTTGTGAGTGTTTGGGTTGTCCTCTATAAAGTCAAAATACTCAGGTTTTGTAAAGATGTAGATATTATATTGTTTATAATTCTTTTTTAATTGACCCAAAAGGGAATTAATAAGCAACACATCCGTCTCTGACTCTGGTATGACAATAGCGATTCTTTTACCTTCGTCGTCACCCAGTAAGTCTTCTAATTTAGGCTTTTTAGCATCTAAATTGTGTTTCTTAGCCACATTCTTAAAGTGAGCGAGTAAATCTCCCCCTTTCATACCCTTGGCCAACTCACCTTTCCAATGTTTAAACCCTGTACTTCTTCTGTCTATATCTTCTTTAACTATATTCTCATAGAGGTCTATAATATACTCGTCTGAATTTAAACCTTCTGGTGGGTTATAATCGGCATCCATAACCTTGTGAGTGGTCTCATAATCATAATCAACATCTGGCATATTGTCGATTATAGACTCCAACTTCTTTCCGATAACCTCGACAGAAAAGTTGTCTATCACCCACTTTCGGGACTTCGCCCCCATCTCAACCTTTTCTTCCTCTGTCATACCATAAACATGCTCCAGCATAGAGTGTATATGTTTAGGGTCTGTGCTAGCTTTTATAAACTGTGTACCCGGCTCTCTATATTCACTCCAATTCAAGGGGAAGCCGCCACTCTCCTCAGAACAACTATCCTCCCCGCATGAGTAATTTGTAACTAAGGTCACCAGCTCTGTCAGCTTAGCTTCTTGTATTGGTATCTCTTGACCGCCACTAGTGAAGGGGTGACAGTAAACATCCATAAGGTTGTATATCTCATTCAGTTGTTCTTCAGAGACGCCTTTTTTAGTGTTTGTTGTATTTACAGATTTTTTGGAGCCGCAAGAAGGACAGTCAGTTTGTTGCCCTTTGAATGGGCTAATATAATACTTGTCGCACGACCCGCAGACGTAAGTCGTCAAAACATCTATGTTACTCAACCCCTTTTCTTCCATTAAACTTTTTATATCCCAACCTTCACCCCAATGGGTGTGCAAAAGCAACTTAGCTTTCGAATCTGGGTTGTTGAGTTTGAAATGCTTAAAACCTTCTAGTAAGTTAGGCACGGACTTCCTAAGTTGATTCCTGAAGACGAAACCTACAATAAACTCATCACCAATGCGATGATCAAGCCTTAAGTTCTGACGTTCCTCATCTGACATCCGGTAAAAATTGTCAGTGTCCAAGGAACCTCTTAGTGTTTTCACATGATCGTAACCCATCTCTTGCATGGCCTTTTCTGCAAAACTAGCCCAAACAAAATAGTTCTTTATTTTAGGTGCGTATTGGATGGCTTGTGGCAAAATCGGAAAGCTATCCAAGGTCGTCCACACCATGCAATTAACTTTATTCCACCAAGGTTTGTGATGGTAATTGTTAAATGCCCATATATCTTCTATGCCTATATAGACATCTGGTTTGAACTCCCTTACAGCTTTATCTACTAGGGTGTATCCGTAACCCTCTGCCCTCCGGCCCTTTGCGTCAATTGCTGCTAACTGAGCCGGGGAGGGTGTGACACCTCTACACTCCCAAGGCACCAACTTAGTCCTTGGGTCTTCCCATTGAAGACCATTGGCTAGCTCAAATAACTCGTATTTTCCTGTATCGTATAGATACCTAAGTATGTTCTTCTTATTTTTACCAAAGCCAGTGAATGCTTTGCAGAAGTTAGAATGGATGATTACTTTTTTCTTCATGACCGAGACTTAAGCTCTTCATTTTTGTTAAAGCGATAAGCATACAACTCCTGAAGGGAGAACCTGAAGAACTCTAATAGACAGTAAGCCTCTGACATTTCAACACCAATCCCAAACTTGTTAGTAGAGTTTCTGACAATACCGAAAGAGAAAGCGTTCGGTCGCCCATCCCTCTTCCAAGGTTTGAAAGATATCTGAGTCTTGTTGTCCTCAAAAGAATGGTAAGCTGAGAACTCTGTGTAATTTTCTATGGCATTTATTAAACCCCCAATCTCTGTCTCATTTAACTTTATCGAAACAGAGGCTTCTGGGTTTTTAGCGTTCTTGGCGAAAGACCCAGTCCTTTTCGACTGGTCCCAAGAATACTGCCTGACAGCCCTTACATACACACAAGGTTCTCCTGTTTGTACAACACTACCAAGGTCGCAACTGAAAGCGCACCCTGTGTTTCTAGGGTTGGGTTTGTAGAGCTTCACAATCATACAAGATAATATGTATTACGGGAACTAATTCTAAATTTTTAGTGTATATATGGATATGGATAATTTTGATATCGACCCCGATATGGTAAAGAGCATTAGAGAAAAGTTCGGCATAAGCAAAGATACCTTTAGACAAAGAGCAGATTTTATGATCAAGTCCAAGAAAAACAAGGAGGATGTAGAAAAACTACTCCAACTGATAAAACAGCTAAGAGATGAAGAATCTAGCTGTTAGGGCCATCTTCTAGCACAGGCTCTGTAATATTCTTCCTAATAAACTCCCTATTCTCTTTGAAAGCAGGTATTTTACACATCCTCTCGTAAGACAGGGAAAACTCGTCAATAATCCTAACTATTTCATAAACCCTTTGGGACTCATACAAGTACACCTCCTTAAGGTACCTAATCAAATAAGAGATGCATTTTTTTCTTAATTCTACTGCATAGAAAAGATCATAAAGAGTTTTATCATAGTCCACCCCCAAGCTACTACAGAATTTTTTAACAATATCTATTTCCACCAAAGGGCCAAGACCAAAGGAAAGGGTTACATCCGCAATGTCTGAAAACATATGGCCTTTACACAGGTTTCTAAGGTCATCAAATTGAACCCCTTCTCTGCTAATAAACACATTACTGGGTGTTGCACCACCTAGTATCAACCCTGTTGTTACATCCGGGAGTTTTGATTTTAAAGAGTTTATCTCTTTTTTAAAACAGAAAATCAAATTTTCTATCTTAGAAAAGTTTGAGTTTGCGTCTATAGCCTTTATCTGTTCGGCTCCAAATATGTGCCTCATATTACTATCCTTGATAAACTGGTTGTTTAAACCTTTATATGTCAGCCTCCCTACACTCTGCCCGTGCAAATTCTTATAAGCTTCTAAAAACAAATCTAGCTCTGTGGAGATGTATGAACGGCCAACCTCCATTATAGGCTCACCGTTATGGAATTTACACAGTAGGTAAAGGATCTTCTCTCCAACCTCTACAACACCCCCATCTATGTACTCAGGTGTGTTTGGTGTGTTTAGTCTCTTAGAGTTCTGGATCTCTTTCAAAAGGGGTTTGTTATCATAATCATAGGAAAACTTCAGAGATAGCGCCCCATTCTTTGTAAAGATACGGTACATATCGTAATCTTCCGAAGAGTCTATTGAGTCTAACCTAGTGATATCTACGTTGATGCTAGAATTAGAAAGAATTCTATTTATAAACTCCATCTCTACATTAGATGGTTGGCTTGGTATAGGCATTGTATACAACCTGCCATTGTATATAGAGCTAATCTTCATATCTTATAATAAAGAAATCCCGCCCCCTTTCAAAAGGGACGGGATAACACGAACACAACGATAATATAGGCTAAGAAATGCGACCGAAAATTTTAGATCCTGAACGGACCCCTGTGATACTCGTTTTAGAGAATCGCCGGGTCCGATTGTAGTTGCGGTCATACACCACAATAGTTTTGTCTGTTTCAGATTGAAGCTGAGCGTTAAGTGACTCGCCCTGCTTGGTGTAAAGACCAAAGAAGCGACCTTTGGAATTTCTGATTGCCGTTAATACTGTCTTACTCATCTAATTTAGGTTAGTAAACTTTGATGTTTTTGTCAACAACTTTTAATGATATTTTTTCAACATTCTTGTTTTCTATTACAAACCTAGCTATAGGAGTCTGCAAAAGCTTCTTCACAATCACCTTCACGTTCCTTGCGTGGAGTTTCTCTGTTTTTATTTTATTTAAAATAAATTTATGGACTGTCTTTCGTGTTTTAATAGAGATATTCTTCTCTCTCAACCTTTCAGCTATGAAGGAGATCTCTTTGCTTACGATACTCATCATAACATCATCTGTCAAAGCGTCAAAAACATAAGTGTTGTTAATCCTCGCAATAAGTTCTGGTCTGAGGCTCTTCTTCAGACTATCCTCGTAAACAAAGTCGTCAGACGGACTATCATCGACAAAACCGACAGACTTGGCCCCCGTCTGCTGATGGCCTATATTGGTAGTGAGAATGACTATGCTTTTAGAAAAATCTATTTTTCTATTCAAGTTGTCTGATACATACCCTTCGTCTAGAAGGTGGAGAAGTATGTCCAATATTTTAGGGTCAGCTTTCTCTATCTCATCAAATAACACAACGCAGTTAGGGTTATTCCTGACGAACTCTGTTAAGATCCCACCCTCTTCGTAACCCACATAGCCAGCATTAGCCCCAATAAGTTTTGAGATACCTGTTTTGTCTTGGTATTCACTCATGTTTATCTGTATAAAAGACCTATCACTACCGTAAAAGTTTTTAGCTATATTCTTCGCAGTGAATGTCTTTCCAACACTTGTCGGCCCTACAAACAAGAAGTTAGCCAGAGGTTTATCTGGGTCATTGAGGCCGACCTTGACGCAAGACAGGTTGTCATAAATATCGTCTATGACCCTATCTTGCCCGAATATTTCCTTCTTCATCTTATCTTTGAATAGAGAAAATCTAAAATTAGTCTCACCAATTATCTTCTTAGAGACACCCGTCTTTGATTCAAACACCTCCAATATGTCAGCATTAGATATAGACACTTTCTTCTTGGATGTGTCATTATACTTAGAAATACTTTTTATATAGTCTTCCATGGTGTTTACAAAATCCTCTTCATTCTCACAAGGTTTTGTAATCATATCTGAGAACTTCTTTTTTGCTTCGACTACATAATCTGGAGGGTTGTCGAACTTAATCTTTGTCCTCGCCCCTATTTGGTCAACAATGTCGAAAGCTTTATCTGGGAACCTCTTGTTAGAAAGATATATCTCACAGTTATCTAAGATTTTGTCGATATTAGCTTTTGAAAACTTCACCCCATGGAAATCTTGGTAGTAAGGTAAAGCTTGGTTCAGCATATCCCTCGTCTGCTCCTTAGAAGGTTCATGAACGTCAACTTTATCAAACCTTCTCTTCAGCGCACCGTCTTTCTCAAAAATCTTTTTATACTCCTTGGAGGTAGTGGCCCCTATACATTTTATAGAGCCTCTAGCCAATGCTGGCTTAAGCATATTAGAAGCATCCATATTCCCTTCTGATGAATTGCCAGCGCCTATAACAGTGTGGATCTCGTCGAAGAAAAGTATGATGTTCTCTTTCCCTTCAACCTCCTTCAATAAGCCCTTGAACCTCTCTTCGAACTGGCCTCTGTATTGAGTACCAGCTAACATACCAGCTATGTCCACAGAATATATTTGGCACATAGACATATGGCTAGGGACTTGATCAACCATGATTCTCTGAGCTAAACCTTCTACAATAGCCGTCTTACCAACACCTGCACCCCCGACAAGAATGCTGTTACTTTTATTCTTTTTCGACAAGATCTCTATAACACTCTCTATCTCTTCGTCTCTTGAGACAATGGGAGGAAAGTCTTTCATAAACATCTCTTGGTTCATGTTCACACAATACTTGAGCAGGTTTTCTGGAACAACCTCTTTATCCTCCCCTTGACCATAAGAAGGGGACTTCTCTTTCGTGTTCTCAGAGAAAACATTTGAAGGTGAACTGTTATTAACGACAGGGTTAGAGTCTACAATAATCTCCTCTATCACATCTTTAAAGTAATCGGTCTCAAGTCCAGAATCCTCCAAATCCTTTTTAAAATTAGATTTAGTGTCTAGTAGAATATAAAGCAAGTGTTCCACACCAACGAAATGATCATCGTGAGTTTCGGCAAAAAACTTGGACTCTAAGATTGTAGAATTTAACTCGTCATGCCAAGCATTTTCGTTCTTCCTCTTCGCAAAAAAATCTGGGTTCTTCCTACAAAAATTTTTGAATGTTTTAATAAAATCCCTAGGCTCGTAGACCACACCCCTACTCTCAAACAACAATATATTTCTATCTGATAGATTTATAAGGCAACCGTAGATCAAATGCTCATTCCTAACCCTACCATGGTTGTTAGCTTCAGCGAACAGCTTGGCATCCCTAATGGCTTTCTTGGCCTTGGGGGTTAAATTGTATTCAGTTAATGACATCATAATATATTACACTTTTATTACCAAATTGTTACTTTTGCTCCTCTTTTGTTTCAAGAAGGCTTTTGTCTATATGTTTCGGTTGCATCCAGACATGTTCATCTAAACTCTTTATATTGTCCAAGAAGATAGTGGTCCCCCTATCACTTCTAGCCAAGGTGCCATTAATGATGACAACCTCCCCTACTTTTGGTTGGGGCATACCTTTCCTCTTCCATTTTGTCAACTTATCTCCCATCATCATAGTTTCTAAAACCCCCATTTCGTCAGCTATCTGCCACCCTGAGTATGTGTTTCCCGCCCTACTCACAGCGTCATGATTTATCTGGGTGACAACACCAACAAACATGATTTTAGACCCGTGGCTCTCGTCTTTTATATCCAAGGTTGAAAGTATAGGCAAGCGTTTATCGACAGCGTCCTTTATCTTCTTCGTTGCGCTATAACCTAGAACTTTCCTCTCACAGAACCAGTTTGTAAAAGACTCTCTTTTCTTGTTGTTCTCATAAATGAGGGTGTAGTTTAGAATCTTTTTCTGTATAGTACTCCACCTTGTCTCTTTTATCATAAGCCTCCCTTTTTCATCTAACATAGGGTTATCTTTGTTAGGGTTAGCCTTCTCTAAATTATCCAGAAGGTCACCCTCCATCAATGCAAAGTGATTCTTTTCCCTCGGCGTCAAGTTGTTAAAGACCCTAAGTTCATAAACTAACCTACAACGCTTTAGAGGGCCTCCCTCAAAGAGGGAGTCGAAGAGACCTGCTTGTATTAAAGCAGACAAGGTTCCTACGTCCAAACCTGCATCTTTGGCACTGATAAAAGCCTCGTACTTGTTTTTAAATGACTCCCCTCCTCTGAACTTTATAAGAGCGTCAAAAGCTTTGGCTGCAACACCTTTAATGGATTTAAAACCATAACGGATACCACCTTCTTCCAAGGTGTGTTGCTGCTCTGACAAGTTGAAGTCAGGAGGAAGCAAGGATATATTGCAAGATGGGTTACTGTACTTAGGTAGCGCCAGCTCCCTCTCTACCGAAGAGATCACTTGTAATTCATCATCATTATTGTGGGCGAAGTTTAACATAGCCCAGAACATCTCTTTCGGGTAATTCTGTTTAAGGTATGTTTGAACAGCAGACAAATAAGCATAACTCATGGCATGAGATTTATTGAACGAGTAGTTGGCTGAGTCTTCAGCAACACTCCATAACACTTCTGCGATCTCTGGAGCTAAGTTTTTCTCTTTGACCTTTTCTTCTATCTTGGATTTCCAAGATTTCATTTTATCTACCTTCTTTTTCCCAACTATCCTCCTAAGTTGTTCAGCTTCATCTAAACTAAACCCAACTTTAACAGCCATTTTCATCAACTGCTCCTGATAGAGGGGGATTCCTCCTGTGTATCCTAAAATATCATCGAAATACTCATGCACAGATTGGAACTCCCCTGTTTCTACGTACCTGATATAATCATCTTGGAATTCTATGGCTCCGGGTCTGGCCACAGACAGAACAGCAGACAGCTGCTCAATATTCCTAGGTTTAACATTGTAACAAACCTTCCCGGCTGTCGGGGCTTCAATTTGAAATAAGCCAGCAGGGTCTTCAAAGTTTTGGTAAAATTGGTAAATGGACTTGTCGTCAACATCTATACTCTCCTTTTTGATCCCGACTTTTTTGCATACATCATCGACCACTGACAAGTTCTTTAATCCTAGGATGTCAAACTTCACACACAAGGCAGCAACATCATCCATGTCGTAACCAGAAACTAATTCACGGTCTTTCGTTCTTTGCACAGGCATGAGTGATGCCTGATTATCGGAACAGATGGCTACTCCTGAAGGGTGTACACCTGTACCTCTCACCAGACCCTCTATCTTCCTAGCTATCTTGTATATCTTTTTGCCCGAAGGTGATTCAAAAAACTCTTTTAACTCTTCACAATCTTCATAAGCCTCTGATATCTTAGCATTTTTTCCGTACTTTTTCGGGATAAAATCCGAGATCCTAGCTGCTTGCCCTTCTGTCATAAAGCCAGCTATCTTGCAACACTCTTTTACGCAGACCTTGCTACTCAAGGTGCTGAGCGTAAGAATCTTAGAAGTTTTTCCTTTGTTTTGATCCTCAATGTAATTAAGCACATCAGAACGGCGATGATAGCAGATATCATTATCAACATCAGCAAGGAGGGAACCGTCCAACAGTCCATCTCCCACTTTTTTAGATCTACTTTCGGATACGAATCTTTCAAAATATAAGTCGTGTTTGATTGGGTCTACATTGGTTACACCTAAAAGATACAAAACTAAACAACCAGCTGCAGAACCCCTTCCAAAGCCAGTCGGGATGTCTTTGCTTTTGCAATACTTTATGATGTCCCAATTGAGTAGAGCATAATCCACAAAACCAAGTCTGTCAAGAATTTCTATCTCTGTTTTTACCCTGCTGTAGTAAACATCTCTCTCACTCTTTTCTTTTTTGTCCACCCCTCTATCTTTTACCCCTTTTCGGCACAAGCTTCTCAATATATCAACACTAGAAGCACCGGGGTTCAAACCTAGCTCTTCTAACTCTTTATTTTCCAAATGTATCTCAGGCAATTTAACACCCTCTACAAAAGGTTTTTTGTACCTCATTGCCACCTTGTGTTCTTTCTCGTTAATCATATTTCTAGTTCGAAAAGTTGTTTTTGAAAAACCTCAAAGTTCTTCTCTACATCGTAGCTAGCGTCATGGAGTTTATTAGAATCCCCGCCCAGCCCATATTTCTCTATACAAGCTTTCATACTTGCTTTCACCCCTTTCGGCCTAGTCGAGAGCCACTTGTATTGCCAGTAGATAAAGTCATCTATGTCTAGCGACTCTGGTGAACCTGACTGTATAGCCCTTTCTAAACACAAAGTATCTATAATCCTTTCCATGAAGGAGTAGTCGGGAGCCAACCCAATCAGCTTCCTCCAAACGTTAACCATATATACATCAAATCCCAAAACATTATGCCCTACAAGCTTGTGGTCCTCATTGTAAAAGTCTTTTGAGAATAACTCCCAGACACTTTCTAAGTCTTCAGCTCTAGCCCTATAAGCCCTTTCATCGAAGCGGGTTATCTCTTGAGCGCCTTTCGAAACACCAAGATCTTTGTAAGCCAAAAACTTATTGTTGGCTTTTATCTTTTTCTTCCCCTCGTAAACTGTCCAAGCTATCTGCCAAGGTCTTGACTTAATTAGGTTCAAGCCCTCTGTCTCAAAATCAAAGACTACATACTTCTGCCTCTGATCAAATCTTAATATTGACTCCTTCATAATTCTACTTAATTGCTTCTATACAGAACTCATCGCTACCGAAATGTTCTAGTTCGGGATTTTGCAAATCGCTACGTTTACTGCCAGCCTTGTTGCATAGGACTCTGTATGTTTGGAAGGCTTCTATGTCCTCTTTCTTTTTATACAGAATACTTTTGACATCGCAAGTCTTATAACCATTTTTCTCAGTATACTCTAGCACCTTCTTTGAGATAAAGTGGTCGAAAGGCAAATTGTTATTCTCAACCCAAAAAATAGGATTTTTAATCTTGCTGAAATCTGGGTTAGCCTCACGATGATAGAAATTGTTCTTATGTATGAAACTATCGTAGAATGGAACTACGAAACTTAAGTGTTTTTCATCCCAGTATTTGTAAAAGTTTTTGTAATCTATCCTAGGGCTTACAACATCCATCTCAGAATCCGGGTCTTGTGGTTTTTTCGAAAGGAATCCCGACTCAGTATTAGCACACGAGTAGATTCTATTCATTATCTCACAACCCTTGTCATCCTTCGCAAAAATCACCCCTTTGTGAAAAGATTTAGTGTCGTTCTCCTGCATGTCAGAACAAAATATAAGACTAACTCCATAAATCAGGTTGATTCCGTTGCTTTCGCAAGCCTTAAAAGCTTTCATAAAAGACGTAAGGTTGTCTTCTACCAAGACTAAATCCTTAATGCCTCTGTCTAAACATATCTCAATAATCGAGTCAGGACCATCTTCTTCACAGTCTGTCTCAAAGGTCAGGATACTCTTTCCATGAGAGTATGTGGACTTGAATACGGGAATAACCATGCCTTAGCATAACCCGTATAAATGACATGTCAAGAGCAATGAGCAGGGCATCCTGCGTAATACTTTATTTCATAAGTACAACCGCTGGGGACTTTCTGCTCGTCAAAATCATCTTCAAAACAAGAGCCGACAACTTGTCCTTCTGAATTCTTGAACTGATAGTAGATAAAGTCAAACTTCATACCACAGTGCCACTTTATATTGCCGTCCTTCTTTAACTCCCCTTTTCTCTTGGCAAATCCGCACAGGAAGCTTTCCGCTAAAAGAATTGTCATTAGGAAAACCTTTGTAGGCGGCAAAGTTAGCCACTGCATCTTTCTCTGTAAAATTATCTAGATACTGTTGAACCTCTGTGAGCTGAAGCTCAAAACCATACAAGTCTTCTTCGGATAAAGGCTCCATCCTCATGATGCCGCTTTTCTTGGCTTCAGTGTCTAACTCAAACTTCAAAAATAAAAATTCACTCTGTTTGATAGGATAGTCTGGAAAGAGGTGTTTGACAGCTAAGCTGTACATCAGATCCTGCATATTGTCTTCAGCATCCTTTCCTTTGAAGACCTCTTTGCTCGTCTTAAAAGTCTCTAATAAGGGCGAAACTTCTTCTTTTTATATAGAAAACAGTTTGTCAATAAAAGCCCCGAATCTTGTAGCACACCTCACCATCATTCTTAACTATGTCAAAGTCTTGCTCTGAAAACTCCTCAGTAGGTTTAGCTAAATCCCTTCCCAAAGAAATCATAAGCTATGCCATTGTAAGTCATCTCTTTTATCAGTTGGAATATTCTCAGGATCATCAACCTCGTCCCTCACAGCATGTTTCATTACGAAGCCTCTCTATAGAAGGTACAGAGAATATATCCTGAGTCTCCATGATCTTGTCGTAATACTTCTTGCGCTTACTCTCACCTAAAAGCTCAAAAACTAAGTGACAAATGGAGCCCCTTTTTGCACCATCATTACTAGTGTCGGGTAGCTTGAGCTTATATTTAGTCCAATAAAGCCAAGAGCAACTCTGAGCAGTCTTTATTCTGCTAGCAGAAAGTGATGTTTGGGGATCATTCATTTAATATCTTTGCTTTTTTTATGTCTTTCTGCGAAAAGAAGTCCACTATTGTTCCTTACGAACTTAGATATGTAGTCTCGCTGCTCTTTCTTATCGACCTCTTTTTGGACCCACTCTTTCAGATCATACGATTTTTGATGGGCTTCTCCAAAATCATTTGCTTTTTTAGGTGGGAAACTTTATACAGATTGTGTCCAAGTCGAAGTAATTTGATAATTTTAAATAATTTTTAATTCGCCCCGATCAAACCTCTATTTTGAGACGAACCAGAATCATTGTTGGTTGATATTGTGATCCTATCTATGCTTTTACTAGATAGGTAACTAATTATATTAGGCCCAGTCGATAAACCAAATATGACCAACACATTCCTTACACCCTGTTCGTAGAGAGCCATAGCATCCCCTATACTCTCTACCAAAACAACTTCCCGCTTTTCAGTTATCTCCGAATCGCAATCATGCTCCGGTATGCAAGCAGGGTAAACCCACCCGCTCTTTCTTACCGACATGTTTCCATTTTGGGTAATCATTGTCCTCGTCTATCTTCCTCCCAGAAAACCCCACAACTTGTTTGTTTTCGTTGTATACAGGGAATACCATCCTCCTGTACATTTTGCCAACACCAGCCAACCCAACCTTGAAAGAAATTTGAGTTTCTTCGCTAATCGACCTCCCTGAAATAAAAATTATAGTTAGGGAACAACTTGTTAAGACTGTCGTCTGGGTAAACCCTCTCCATCTCTAACCCCTTCCTCCTATTGTTTTGTTTATAATCAAATACATCTACATTTACATTCTTTATTATGTTTTTAGCTGACCTTTCGTCCTTGACTGTCAACCTCACCAGAGCCTCAAATGGTTTGCAACCCACATGGTCCACAAAATCCATCCATACACCTGTGTTCTTGTATACCTTTACTGCTGTGGCGTTGTCACCACCTCTGTACAAAGCTTGAGTCCTCCAGTGGTCCCCACAATCAATAAGGTTGTATCCTATAGATTCTAGTATCGATTTGAAGTCACTAAAATTCTGAGATTTCCGGTATTCTGCCATCTCCAACGTCTGGACCATCTTGTAGGGGTAGGGAACGTGCTTCGACTATCTCACGAAGGTCACCTTGTTCTGTTATATTAAAGTTTTTAAAATCTAAATTAATAAAATTCTTCCTTAGGGAATCTTCCACTTGGACTGGCTCTATGGCACCTGCTATATCTCTACCCAAATGTCGAGCTTTAACATTGACAAGTTTGTGAGTACCAAACCCTCTTCCCTCTAGCTCTATTTCATCATCTGTTTTCTTCCTAAGAATGAACATGTGGGAACAGAACTGTGTAATCCTATCTGATAGCGATACAATGCTCTCATCATCAACTACGTTTTGAGAGTTTCTGTTTGTTGTGATCCCACTCCGGTTAGACTGCACAGAAGTGATCATAGGGATGACAGGGTCTCCGTCTTCCAGTACTTCTTTTTGAATGCATTTTTTAAACTTGTCAACCATCTCTCCTACAACCTGCCACTCATTCTTATTAGCAGAAGACTCATTAGATGTTTTGATATAGTCGAAAGAGAAAACCATCCTGTTTCCCCTCCCGACTGTGGAGTAATAGAATCTTTTTAAAGTGTTAACCATCGTGTCAACATCCATGCCTCCGACATTGTAATAGTAGAATTTAAGACCTTTAATCCTAGGCCAGACTGACCTAACTTTAGCCACCACATCTTCACCAGCTTGCCTCCATCTGCCACTCTCCAGAAGGTGCATAGGGACACCTGAGTGTGCAGCGCATTGTCTCATAATAAGTTCCTCTTTACTCATCTCCCCATTATCAAAATGAAGAACAGGAACGTCATACTTGAGAGCAACTTTGGTGGCGTAATCCATGCAGAACTGTGTCTTACCAACCCCAGACCTTGCTACAATCACAGTGATGTTACCGGGCCTAAGCAAAGATCCGTAAATGTCATTAATCTTCTCGTGTGGCCCCATCATGCCAAACTCTTCGATAGGGTTATTACCCCGCTCCTCAATCAGAGCCTCCATATCATCATAAATATTGTCTGGGGTGTTATCGCCAATCTCAAACAGATTCACCTGAGCGTTATAAATACTATCAGCCTCCTCTATGATTTGAGAGTAAGCTGCATCTGCTGGCATAGATTTCATCTTCCTACCTATCTCTTCACAAGAGTTAAGCATCTGCCTTCTGACTGTAAACTTCTTAAGCTCTTTGGCAGTCTTTACAAGGTTTCCCTTTGGAACCTTTCTCATTGCTAAAGACTTGATGTAATCAGAAGGGTTAAGATTGTCCCGGAATGACAGACCTATGTCGCTAACACGCTGGGCAATGATTATCTCATCTATCTCATCTCCATTAGAAATGGCTTGTTGAACAACCCTAAATACAGCGGAGTGTAGCGATGTATCTTCTGAGTAGAAGTCATCGTTCCCGATAAAGTCGCTTATATCTATGTAACTCTCAGGATCTTTTAAGAGTCCCGCCAACAGCTGTTTTTCTAGTTCGTAATTATAAATCATCTGTTAATCCTTGCATTTCTGATGTTCCTTTAACCCAGTCTTCTAACGCTTTCCTTAAACCTAACTCCATTATAGTAGAATCAAATTTAGAGTAAATCATCGGACTTCCATCTTCAGACGCTACCGCTAGTATAACACCTTTGTACTTGTCTGAATCTCCAGACAGATCGTAGATCTTAGATACTAATTGCTCTGGGATGGTGAATGGAAACTCTTCTTCGTTCATAAATATATACCTTGCTTCTCAAATAGGGCTTTGTCTACAGTATCCTCTGGGTAGATCTCTACCATCGTTATATCGTTCATTTCACAGAAGTCCAGCTTTTTCTGATCTCTCCTTAACTGCTCCAAGTATTTTAACCTATTCTTGTGGAAATGCTTGACAAACTTGGTGTGTTGCGCCCCTTGGACCTCTACAGCCACCCTTTTATTGGCGTTGTAAAAGTCCAAGGAGAGCCTACTACCTACTATTCTAAATTCTTCAAAGACGACATCGTTCTTCCAGAATGGGAACAGAAAATCCTTGACCCCTTTCTGGAACTTGCTCAAGCTTGAAGCCTCCCATTTTATATGGTACTTCTTGGGGTTCTTGAGGTTTCTTAGTTTGCCATCGGCAGTATAGAACTTCATGAAAACTCCTGAATGGCATTCTTAAAATAACCAATAAGGAATTCACACAGCCCTTGGTTCTCCTCAATAAGTTTGAAGAGGTTGTTCTCCCCTTGGACTTTTTCAGGCAAACTAAAGTTTGTTTCCGATAAGACTTCTTTAAAATCTTCTGTAATGCTGATCCAAGAGCCGCTCTTCTTAACAAACTCCCAAGCTGATAATAAATCTACGACTTCTTTCTCAACCCATATTGACCTACCACCCTCCTGTCCATATCTTACAGGGTAACTGATAGACATGTTGGTCTTTTCGTTTGGTGACTTCTTCACAGTTACTTTCGCAAAGTGTCCTATCGGTGGGTTTGTCTTAGGGTCTATCTTCTTTACAGAAGGGTTCCTCAAAATCATATCCCCATTATACCGGGGCTCAAACTGTATGATCCAATTGGCAAAGTGGAGCAAAGCGTTGCCCCCTGTAGCAGTAGTCTGTCTGACCGGACCCTTGGCGTATGGATCAAGTTTGATATCAGCCCTAACTTGGGAAATAAATATAGCCATATGCCCTCTCTTTTGCAGGGCGATAGACATCTTCTTCATGAATACACCTGCTATCACAGCACCCCCTGCAACCTTAGTAGAGTCTTCAAAGTTTTTGTCTACATCATTCTTAGGGATAAGTCCGTCCACAGAGTCCAAGACAAAACAATACTTAGTCTTATCATCATTGAACTGCACAAGCTTCCTCATAAGATCAACTACAACCTCATAGATATTAGACTCAAACACAAAACAAGTGCCATCAACCCAATCGTCAGCGTTGAAGACAAAGTTAATACCTGATCTTTTCCTCATCTCTGGAGAAAGCCGACCTTCAGCTTTAATAAACACTCCTCTAGCACCCGGCATCTTTAAGAAGTTTTTCATTACCTCTAATGATTCAGAAGTTTTACCTCCCTCGTTCATGCCTACAAATCTATGTAATCCGGGTCCAAACCCTCCATCAAGCTGCAAATCGAACTGAAGTGACCCGCTAGAGACTTTGTAGTTGATCTCATCTTCAAAGTTGTAGTGATCATCTTTTGTTTCCTTGAGGAAACCTTTCAGCATTGTATTTGGGTTCTGTTCTTTACTCATCTAAAAAATCTTTTAGGGTTTTTCTTTTTGGGGTAAAACTGATGTCTTTCCCCGACTTTTCACCCAGATCATAATCTGGATAGCGAGAGTTGTCAACAACATAATTAAAAGCTCTAAACTTCCTGTCTAAAGTCTCCTTAAGCTTGGGGCTGACTAGATAAGCCAATGAGTAGAACTTCTTCTGAAAGTTTACTATGTTCATAAACTCCAAAGAATACCTCTCGCAAAGGGTGTTCAAGAACTTCATCTCCCTAGCATAAAATGGACGCTTCCCTTGGTCGGGAACGTCCACTAGTCTAATCAAGATGTTTCTCTTGCTTATCTTCTTAGGTTTGGCCATTCATGGCCAAGTTAGCCCTTGTTCATGTCATAGTCAACCATTTTTCTTACAAGTCCTACAAAGTCCGTCTTGGGCTTCCACCCAAGGTTCCTACGAGCTTCCGAAGAATCCCCCCATAACAACTCTACTTCGGCTGGTCTGTAGAACTCTGGATTCACACACATTAAAACTTTTCCTTCATGTATATACTTCTCATCCACGCCTTCCCCCACCCATTCGCACTTTTCCAACGCAAAACCCGCAAAGTTAAAAGCTTGTTCCACAAACTCTCTAATGGTGTGGGTGTTATTGGAAGATAGGACATACTCCCTAGGCTCCTCTTGGTTCAACATCAACCAAACACCTTCCACAAAATCTTCGGCGTCACTCCAATCCCTTTTCGCATCAACATTACCTAATTCAAGGGGTTTAAAACCGTCTGATACATATTCGTTTTTAATACGGGCCACATTCTTGGTAATTTTACGAGTAACAAACTCCTCTCCACGGCGAGTTCCTTCATGGTTAAATAACCAGCCTTGGATAGCAAATAGATCGTAGGAGTCTCTCCACACCTTGACCATATGCCTCGCACTAGCCTTAGAAACCCCATACGGGCTTCTTGGACGTATAGGGTGAAGCTCTGACTGGGGCGAATACAAAACGTCCCCGAACTCCTCTGAAGAGCCAGCATTGTAATATCTGCAGTCGGGGCAGTGCTTACGAATAGCCTCAAGCTGATACAGAACAGCCATTGCGTTAGTCTCCATGTGGTTAACTGGCATCTTCCAGCTCACACCAACAAAAGAATTAGCAGCAAAATTGATAAAGTAATCAGGCTTCTCTTCGGAAATTACTAACTCAGTATTAGCTTGATCGGCGACATCAAGATCTATCAACCTAAATCTAGGGTGGTCTATGAGATGTTGAATGTTAACGTGATTCTTAACACTTAACCTACGGACACCAGCTATGACAGTATGTTCTGTGTTCTCCAAGAGATAGTCAGCCATAAAGCTGCCGTCTTGACCTGTGACTCCTGTAATTATTACTTTTTTCATTTAAAAAATTCTCAAGTTTTGCACCTCAAAAAGATAAGGAGCCTACGTCTTTTAAGAAATCTGACCCGTATTTATTGTTTTTTAAAAACGCTTCCTCCATTTTAGACATGCCCATTTTAAATGATAAAGCTCTTTGATCTATCTTCTTACAATAGGTGGAAGACCCATGTTTAACAAATTTAGATTCATCAACCATCTTTTTAAACTCGTGCGGTTCTAAACTGCATTCGATATGATGAACAAAAGAATCTCTACTTAAACAAAAGTGTTTTTCGATGAATTCTGCACCTAGTTCAATTGCTGAAAAAACAGGCGAAAAACCTTCTTCATGCCCCGAATAACCAATTTTAACCCGATCAGACCCAAAAGTATCTCTTAAAACTTTTATATTGCCTAAACGTAAATTTTCATCACTGCAAGGGTACTCAGCCACACAATGATTGATAATTATATTGTGTTCAGAGAATATACTTATAATGTTCTCAATACTGGCTAAATCTCTACCAGCACAAGAAACTACTACTGTTTTGCCACTAGGGATCTCTTTCGAACAATCCCTAAGGAACTCTATGTTATCTGAATTACATGATGCGATCTTATACATAGAAAGGTTGTAATCCAACAAGAATTTTAAGGATGCAAAATCCTGTGCTGTAGCGAACCACTCGATGTCGTATTTAAGACATTCATCGTTGAAGATGTCAAAATCTCTCTTCTTGAATTCAAAAATCTCTCTGTAATCCCTGTAGGTTTTACCATAAGGACTCTTATACAAGGAATCTAATTTTTCTTTCGAATAAAAAGACTCGATATCTTTCTTTTGCATCTTTATAAAATCAGCTCCCGTTTTAGAAGCTTGCTTCACCATTTCCAATAGGATATTTAGATTACCCATGTGGTTTGTGGTGAACTCACAAATAAACTTAGTATTATCTACCATCTTCCTATAGATTCATATATTTCTTTTGAAGTCAACTGAGTATCATTGACAATATTCCTAATTTTATTTTCCTTTTCTAACCTTTTCTCGGCTAATTCTAATATTTTTGGCAAATCTTCTTCTTCAAGGACTAAAATTCCATCCCTATCTGCAAAAATAAAGTTTGAAGGGTTAATAAATATATTCCCTATTACTATTTCGCAATTGTAATCTTCAATATGCCACCTATCGAAAGAGTCTTGGGGTTGCACCCCTTTGCACCACAGCTTAAAATCAAGATCTTCGATCTTTTCAATGTCCCTTGTCCACCCTTGTATTATAGCCCCCTCGATACCAGCCCTTTTCAAAAAACCAGCTGTTATATCTCCGCAATGCGCTCTGCTATTGTCGTTGGCCTGTAACAGGTATACCGAACCATCCTCTAGATCATCAATCATCTTTCTTATCACAGTCTCATCGGGTTTTGATGTCTTAGCTCCTAAGGCTGTAAAAGCTCTGCCAAAGATGCAACCTTTAAAGTCCCAACTAGGGATGACTGGCCCTGCTGATTGAGGAATTACAAAATTATCCTTTTTAAGGTCAAATTTAACTGTATCGTAAATTAAACCTGTGTACAATTTTTTAAACCTTTCTTTTATCTGTCTGTCCATAGTATCTTTGCATAAAGATAATCTTCTTTGTAATTTATGTCAAGAGATTCTTTTGTGTTGATCTGTATTGGTGTAGGGTTCAAACCCAACCGAGAGCCATACTTTTTTGCGACTTCATAATAAACGCCATACAAACCGTGAGTCTCTTCCCAAAATCTATCTAAATCATTTGAGTTTGGCAGTTCTCTATGGTTGAAATTAACATTATCAAAACAATTATTGTGTTTATCCTCAACCCAAAGATAGTTTTGATACTTTATGGCTGAGAAAAAACTATCGTGATTTTTGTTGTCTAAAAATTTTAAAATTACGTCATCAATAGTGCTTGATGTTATCAAAGGAGAGGTGCTGTAAGTATGCAAAAATAAATCACAAGGCTCAATATTATCAAGTTCAAATCTAACCAAATCATTCCCACTTGTATTATTGTCTGCTAATTTTTTTGGCCTATCAATAGTTTTCAAACCTCTCTCAAAAAGCTCTGAAACAGAGTCTTTGATTTCATTACTTTCAGTATCCAAGTAAACATGTGTAATTAATTTAGAGTCTAAGCATTTTTTGCAAGCCCAATATACAAGTGATTTACTATTGATTTCTAATAAATTTTTATTTTCTAATCTTTCGCTTGTTCCTTTTGCTGGTATTACAGCTACTATATTCATAATTTTATCCTAGTTATTGAATTATCCAAGAAACAGTTGTCGCTTTCGCAGCAAAAAAGCTTTACCCCTTTAGAAAGAAAGTAATTATTAACCACCTTACTATTACTTATAGATTCCTCATTCTCACCATTGTAAGGGTTAAACGCAGGGTTCACAAACCCTCTGCGCTCCGACTCATCGTAAAAATGTTTTACCTTTATTTTTTTTCCGGGTTCATAATAATCCCAACCAGCCGTTACTATTTCTGTTACTCCTAAATTATAAATAAAAGGCAGAACAACCTCAAACATTATTCCGGGACCACTAAATTTACCTATATTACTAGATTTAAAAAATTCATCTAAATCTTGAAACCCTGAAAGTTTTTTATTCGCCTCCGATATTTCAAAGAAATAATCAACAGGACACCAACAAGACTTAGAGGGGGAGCAATAAATAAATTTAGCTTTATTCCTTGTGTAAGGCGTTATATTATTGCAGTTGAAGAAGTGTAAATCACTATACTCTCCGAACCTTAAATACGATTGTTTTATCGTGGCGATAATATGGGTTTTCGAGAACTCATCTACTAAATCTTTGTTTATAACATCTAGAGAGGGGCCACAACCCAATATAAGAGCCTTGTCTTTATACTTACTCATTGTTGTGCTTCAGAGTATTTTTTCAAGTATGCAAGATTTACATTTTTCAAATCTAACTCCACCCTTACTACATTTTTAGGGTCAACATAAACCAAACCGTGACTACCTAGTTCTACGCAAAAATTAACATGATCACATAAACCATCTGTTGACCATTTTACTTTTTTTAATATATCTGTGTAAGTCAGAGCAAAACCCCCAAAGGCAGAAGAACACTTCACAGGTTCCCCTAGATACCATTTCATCCTATCTAAACCATTTTTAAATGGGCAGTCTGAGACCACTAACGAATCTTGTATATTCGCATCAAAAAATGGACAAGTATCATAGTAAGAGTCCTGCGACCTATCGGAGTAATAGTCAGGTATGTTTTGTCTGATATTGGGCGTTAACAAGACACAATCTTTTATTTTGTTTATTTTTTCAATGTGCTGCTCTAAGTTGTTTTTATCAAAAATGACATCTGAGTCAATTAGAATTGTGTATTTACTTTTCGAACATTCAAGGAGTTTTTTGCATTTATTTCTACATTCACAGAGAAATTGCATTCTCTCCACATCTTCCACACTCTCAAACTTTACCGCATTCAGAGTTTCATGCAAAAACTCACCCTGCCTACCTTCCATCCACTTCTTTACCAGATCCACAGTATTATCCTTAGAATCATTCTCATAGAAATAATACTCGAAATTGTAATCTAGAGACTCCAAGTCTTCAAACTGAGCTAGAGTTCTAGCTAAGTGAGGCTCACTATCTCTAAACAAGGAGTAAACAGCTATAGTATCTCTCATGCTAACGCATGATTATACCTCAAAGCTCCTCTTCTTCAACAACCAGTTTTATTTCAGTAAGAAAAGGATAAGCATTCAGCAGGTCTTGATGCTCTGCAAACCCCTCATCATCCCAACTCCACTCACTATAAACCTCTTCTTCATCCCAAGCTAAAACTTCATTAGAGACCATCTTGCTGACAGGTTTTTTAGACCAGAACTTACAGCTCCAATAACGAGGGGTTGTTTTATCTTTAGCTGTGTCACATTTGTGCCTAGCTCTAAAGCTGCGGCGACGAGCTGGGTCATCACGTTTGATTTCCATATTTGGATCACCAAACTTAACCATTACCACATTACCAGTCTTTGGATTTTTGACGTAAACTCCATACTTTTTCTTGCCACCTTTCAATCTGAAGGGCTTGTTTAAAGTCTTCTTTTCTGCGTCTGAGTATTCAAGGTCTTCAATCTCTTGATCAGACTCTTCGTCAGTAATGGACGCTTCAAGCATTTCAAGGCGAGCCAAAACAAAATCAATCTCTTCGAACGCCCAGAAAGCTTTCCCTTGCTCTTCTAGGTAATACTCTTCAGAACCTTTGGCTACATCTTGATCAGCGGCACGGTAAGATTTCTTAACCTTACCACCACGAACCATCTTCAAAAACATATTAACACGAGCCATAGCCCACTGCCCTCTAGTTTTTCCGGGGCGATGAGACGAAGAGAAAGCTCCTGCACCACGACGGTAGATTTTCTTTAACTGACCTAAAGTAACTTTCTTGGAGTGCTTTTCGTTATGCTCTTTTACTTTGTTCTTTAGGGCTGTGACCACCTTGGCTGAGAACGTAATAGATTTTCCATCTTTTCCAGCAGAACCCTTTTCGTTTTTACTGGAACCCTTTTTCTTCTCAGAAGGTTTAGCAGGTGTTTGAGCCGCCCCTTTTTTGCCGGGACGTTTCGCCGCTTTAGAACTTTCTAAAAACTCCTTTGCTTCTTTTGAAAAATCGAACTCCATTATACTTTATAATACACTTTTTTTTATTAAAAATGAAATTAACCCTCGCAAGATGTACATGTAAGTATTGACCTAGCAAGCTCTTGGCTAGGATTAGCACTTCTCTGGTAGTAAAAACCCTTGATTCCATTCTCCCAACCATAAACCATAAGTTGATTTACTTCTTTGAATGGTGTTTCTGGCGGGACCATGATGTTCAGCGACTGGCCTTGATCGATATGCTTTTGACGTTGAACAGCCTGTATTACCACCTCCTTTTGAGAAATCTCCCCAAATGTTTTAAAAACATCCTTTTCTTCCCTAGATAAAAAATCTAAATGCTGGACAGAACCACCTTTTACTAGGATCGATTTCCAAACTGCATCTGTGTTCTCACCTTTCTCATCCAATAGCTTCTCAAGCTCAGGGTTTCTATAACGAAACTTTCCTTTGGCTAGATCTTTGGTAAAGTAATTAGAGTTCAAAGGCTCTATAGAAGGGGAGACCTGACCGAGTATAAAAGAACTACTTGTAGTAGGAGCAACAGCTAAAGTCGTTGTATTTCTACGTTCATAACCCTCACAATACATAGGCTCCCCTAATTTCTCAGATAGATACTTGGTTGCTTTGTCACTACAACGTC